CTCATTACACGATCCAGTGTATGCCTTCCAGTCTGACTCACAAATTTTAATACGTTTATTCTTTTTACCCTTGAGAGGTGGCATTTTTACCTTCTTTTGTATCTGTTTTTTACCAATATACATACGACCGTCGTGATTATTGGTTATTTTATAGATAAACCCGAAGGTATTAGTGGGAATAGGAGTATTATATATCCAATGACCGGTACTCTCGAAACATTCCACAGAATTAGTTATCACTTACGCTTTCTTTTTCCACACTTCTTTTTTCTACGACATTTACCCTTTAAGCCGGGTCTTGTTTGTATAACTGGCTTCTTTCCAGAGCCAAACAGGTTACGTGCATCACCTGGTGCGTAGTTATCACCTGAAAACTGATCTGCCGTTGAGTCAACACCTGGCCCAAAGGCACTACCTTCACCTCCAGCAGCCATATCCTCTAAAAGCCGAACAAAACGTTTTTCGAAAAGATTACTCATTGAATTCTCCTAATTGTATACTATTATTTATGTAGGTTATGTCGACATTAGACAAATATATGGAGGAAATGGTTCAGGATACCGATGTAGACAACTTTAATATATTGGATATACAGATGAAGCTTCCTGCCATTAAGCATAAATGGGTAGGTAGATTAATGAGACACAAAGTTGAAGTAAAAGACTTGCGCCGCGCGAAAGAAGAACTCATCCTCAAGTTGGCTAGTAAACTCATGAGTGAAAGCCCAGTTAAGGTGGCAGCTAATCTTGCTGAAAAGAAAGTATCAAAAGTAGATTCAGTGTTGCAAATCGATCAGAAGATAAAAGATATCTATATATTGATTGAGTATCTTGAGAAGGTAGAGAAGATCTTCAGCTCCATGACATTCGATATAAAGAATGTTACGGAGATTATGAAGTTAGAAACAACATGAGTTTAAACTTCGAATGGGATAGCGGGAGGCGCCAAGGTTTGATTAAGTGTGAGAGCCTTAATCAAATACGTGAACATTTTTCCGTTAAGAATGACGCTGCAAAGTTTGCAAGAAGGTTCGGTGGAAGATTTATACCTGCAAGAAAATATACCATAACTCCTGCAGGAAGGTTTGATGCCGGTCTATATAAAGACATACTACAATTTGTAACTGATAATAACGTTGAGGATGAAATAAATTATACCGATACCTTTAAGCAACACATCAAACCCGGTTACGATAAACATACACCACTGCAACTTAACCTCAAATTAAGAGATTATCAGGAAGATATAGTTAATAGATGTCTAAAAGTTGGTAGAGGTACTGTTATATTAGCAACCGCCGGCGGTAAGACATTAACAATGGCGTCATTGCTTGAGTCAATTTACCAACAATATGATAAGAATGATTTTAAAGCTGTCATTATGGTACCGGACCGCGGTCTTGTTGAGCAGACCTATAGTGACTTGGAAGAGTATGGAGTAAATTTCTCTGTATCTAAGTGGACAGGTGATGATGATTTAGACCTATCGACAAATGTTGTTATTTGTAATCTGGGTATACTACAGAGCAGTAAGTCAGATACCAGCTGGGTACATCATGTGGATTTATGTATTATCGATGAGGTACATAAGGTGAGACAAGGCAATAAAATTAATAAAATCATTAATAAGATACATACACCTCATCGTTTTGGCTTCACTGGTACTATGCCAGAGGAATTAATGGACCAATGGAACATCATTGGTAAGATCGGCCCGGTATTATATGAAAAGAATAGTGCAGCGTTAAGAGAAGAAAACTATATTGCACAAGTTAAAGCACAAATTATTGACCTTAAATACGAAACTCAACCAAAATATGTTTTATATCCATCCGAACCACTTACCCCCACAAAGAGATACAAAAGGGAAATCGACTTTATTATTAATAGTGATTTTAGGAATAATATTATTAGTAAGCTGAGTGAGAAATTCGACAAAAACTCTCTCATATTAATTGACTATATTGAGCATGGAGAAATATTATTTGACTGTGTACAGCGCCGTTGTAAGGATAAGAAGGTTTACTTTATAAGAGGTAACGTAGCGGTAGAGGATAGAGATAAGATTAGACAGCTTATGGAAACGAGTGATGATATTGTAATCATCGCAATCTCTAAAATATTTTCTACAGGTATTAACATTAAGAACTTACATTATATCGTCTTTGCTGGTGGTGGTAAAGCTAAGATTAAAACAATCCAATCAATTGGTAGAGGTTTACGGTTGCATAAGACGAAACAGCAGCTTATAATATTAGATATCGGTGATGATCTTATGTACGGGAGACAACATCTTCAAAAACGTATAGAGCATTACGATAGGGAAAAAATTTGTTATGGGAGAAGAACCATCAGAGAAACCAAAAGCTAAAAGAGGTAGGAAGAAAAAGCCTAAGAATACTGACAAGGCTAAGCACTACGTAAATTCAAAAGAGTTTTTAGATGAACTTAAAGCATACTATATCTCGGACGACATTACTGACAACTTAGCTCAAATGTTAAATAAAATTGCAAACGGTTTGAGCTTCGCTCCAAACTTTATCAATTATTCGTATAAAGACGAAATGGTTGGTGATGCTATTTTAAAAATGTTCTCTGCTCTTAAGGGTAAGAAGTTTGACATTACGTCGAAGCATAACCCATTCTCATATTATACTACAATAGCGTTCCACGCCTTTATTAACCGCATTAAGAAGGAGAAGAAGTACAGAGAGACGGTTAATAATTATCAGGAAACTATCTACGCAGACTTAGTTAATTCGAATCCGGGGTCAAATGTATATACAAATAATACAAACAATACCTCACAAGAATTAAATGACTAAAAGTTCATCGGAAATCTTTCTAAACAATAGACGTGTCTGCTGTATTAGCGATATTCATATCGGAGTACATCAAAATAGCACACAATGGCATAATATTATATTAGATTGGTCGAAGTGGTTGGCTAAGGATCTGAGAGAGAAGAAGATAGCAGATATTATTATTAGCGGCGACTTCTTTCATTACAGAGATGAGATTGCCGTTAATACTATTCACTTTGTAAAAGAGATTCTAGATGAATGGAGTGACTTTAATATCATAATTCTTGTCGGTAATCACGATGCTTACTATAAAGACAGGTCGGATATTAATTCATTAACCATCCTGCAGGGCTGGCCAAATATTAGTATTATATCTAAGCTACAGACAGAAACTATTTTCGGAAAGAAGCTAACGTTCTGTCCATGGGGCGTTGATGTGAGAGATATACCAAAGAGTGACATTATCTTTGGACATTTTGAGATTAACTCCTTTAAGCAAACTAATTTTAAAGTGTGTCAAACTGGCGTTAGTTCAAAGGATTTATTATCCAAGACTAGTCTCGTTATAACAGGCCATTTTCATTTACGCGAAGAAAGAAAATACAATAACGGTACGATTTTATATCTTGGATCCCCGTTTCAGATGGATTTCGGTGACGTGCAGAGCTCAAAGGGATATTATATTTTAGATGTTGAAGAGAACACGTTCGAGTTTACTGAAAACAATTTGTCTCCAAAGCATGTTAAGTTGGTATTGTCCGATCTAGTAAAGAATAAGGTAATTACAGATGACATCAAACAAAGCCTTGATAATAGCTTTGTTAAGTTTATAATAGATAAGAATATAACGCCGGATGAGATTGATTTTATTGTTCGTAAGCTAAACTCTTATAATCCGATCTCTATTAATGTTGATTACGCTAACAACTTTAATATATTTGCTATTAACGACGATGCACGCCGCGATTTGTCCGGTATTGATATAGAAGCTGCTATCGTAGAGTTCATTGATTTAATGGATATTGAAGATAAAGATGAAGTATCGAAATTTACATTAGAGCTATATAATAACACTCTACAGTAAGCATGAAACAGGTTGATTTTCAAAAAATAGAAATTAAAAACTTCCTCTCCGTGGGAGACGAGCCTGTTATTGTAGACTTCAAGCCCGGTCTACATATTATAACCGGCATTAATAAGGATAAGGAAGATCGCCGAAACGGTGTAGGTAAGTCTACTATAGCGGACGCTATACATTTTGCAATTTTCGGAAGTACAATTCGTGAACTCAAAAAAGAAAATGTAGTTAATCATATCAATCAAAAGAACTGTGAGGTTATAGTAGACTTTACAGTAACGAATAACGATAAGATACAAAATTGCAAGATCATCAGAAAGCTTGAACCGTCAAAGTGCTTTTTATACGTCGACGGAGAGGATAAGACGAGAGATTCAATAAACAACACGACGGAATTTATTCTGAAGTTATTTTCCGCATCACAAGACATATTTCAGAACTGTGTCATCATGACCCTTAATAATACGATACCGTTTATGGGCAAGAAGAAGGTAGAGAAAAGAAAATTTATTGAAGGTATCTTTAATTTAGAAGTCTTCAGTAATATGCTCCATGATATACGAGGTAGGTATAATGATACTAAAAGAAATTATGACATTGAGTACAACAAGCAAGAAGAAATCGAAAAATCTCACAGTACATACGTAAGACAAAAAGAAAAGATAGGCAATGATCGTAAAGAGCGCATAGTGGAGCTCAAAGGCAGACAAGAGGACAATACGAAGGAGTTAAAAGAGCTTCGCGAATCGATTAACCAGAATTGCGATGATAAGCTGAAGACACTTGGATGTAATATAAAGAAATTAGAGGATTATATTGATAAGTGCTCGAATAAGATACAAAATATTGTTGGGGTACAATCAGAAATAAAAACTGGTCAAAAGTATCTTAAGCAAGACTGTGAGCAAATCGGAACAGAAGGTTCATCATGTCCAGTATGTTTAAAGCCTGTGTCTGAGCATGATAAGGATAAGATCAATGAAGAGAAACAGACAATCACACGTAAGATAATCAAATTAGACCGTGACTATATTGAGAAAGAGGACGAGAGGGAGGAGCTAGACGACTTAATGTCTAAACTTAAAGCTTCTCGAGCGTCTCAAACTGAAGAAGTTAATACTATCAGAATACAATCTAATCAGATTGAAAATAATAAGAAACGGATATTGCAATTAGAGATCTGGCAAAGCCAAATAGTTGATGATCTTAAGAAACTTAACGAAGACACAACCGATTTTAACAAGATAATAAACGAAACAAAAACGAGACTTAAAGCAGTAGAAGATGAGATTAATAATATTAAGCATAGCCTGTCGCTATTAGAGGTCGTCAAGTTTATTGTCTCAGAGGAGGGCGTCAAGTCGTATATCGTTAAGAAGCTTTTACAATTGTTTAACAGCAGATTAGCACATTATCTAAATAAGATGGATGCAAATTGTCTATGTATTTTTAATGAATATTTTGAGGATGAGATAATTGATGAGAAAGGTAAGCTCTGTTCGTACTTTAACTTTAGCGGTGCTGAGAGAAAGAACATTGACCTTGCGTGCTTATTTGCCTTTATGGATATACGCAAATTGCAAGGCAATGTTTCATATAATTTTAGCGTTTATGATGAACTATTAGACTCGAGCTTAGATGAAAAAGGTGTTGAATTGGTATTAGAAATTCTAAAAGAGAGAGTCGAGAAATACAATGAATGTATTTTTGTTATAAGTCATCGCAAAGAGAGTACCAAAGCCGCGACAGGTGATATTATTCAACTCGAGAAAGAAAACGGTATAACAAAACGCGTTGCATATACCGCGTAATAAAATAATTATTGTAAATGATTCAATCTGTACCTATAGGTTTTAATCCAATTGGGGTCCCCATGGGCGCTCCTAGGTTTCAGGCCACAGCCCCGTTAACGCGACCGGTATCGGTAGACCATAGACCTGAAATTGCTAGCAAGTCAATCAATTATCTGGCTGATTATAGTGGTTGTGGGTATTGGCGAATGATCTGGCCTGAGCACCTACTTAACGCACATCAAAAGGCAGTCATACACAGCACAACTATGATGTGTTTAGATGAAAGGTGGTATGATGCGACAGATTCCGTGCGGTTACAGAGACAGGCAACTCCCAGTCAGCTTAAGTTTGCGCAATTGTTGAGAGATTTTAGCAGTAGGAAGGATTTTAGAATTTTATATGAGATTGATGATATTGTTTTTAAGGAAGACATTCCGGAGTATAATAAATTTAAACCTGCGTTTGAGAATCCTGAAATAAGAGATTCAGCAATGAAGATAATGCAACTTGTTGATGAAGTTACAGTCACAAACAAGTTCATGCAGGAATACTATATAGATAAAACAGGTAATAAGAACATAACCGTGATTCCAAACTATCCTCCAAAATGGTGGATGGGAAGATTTTATGATACAGATCGTATTAAGACAAATTATAGTAAACATAGGAAGAGACCAAGAATCCTATACTCGGCTAGCGGTGCTCATTTTGATGTTGATAACAGAGTAAAGCAGAGAGATGACTTTCATCATGTTAACGATGCTGTAATAAAGACATTAAAAGACTTTCAGTGGGTGTTCATTGGAGCATATCCGTTAACTCTCGCACCATACGTCCAGTCCGGTCAGATTGAGTTTCACCAATGGCAGAGATTGTATGAATATCCTGAACTTTTATATGATCTAAAACCTACAATGTTCGTTGCACCGCTCGCTGATAACACGTTTAATAAAGCTAAGAGTGATTTGAAGTATATTGAAGCATGCTGCTACGGAGTGCCTATTGCCTGTCAGGATCTCTGTACATACGGAGATGCTCCATACAGGTTTAAGACAGGTGATGAGATGGTCGATCAGATAAAGAAGCTTGTAGGTAATTATACCAAATACCGTGAAGCGTCAAAGGCCTCATATAAGGTAGCCGATACAAGATGGTTGGAATCAGATGCTAATATTGACAAATACGCAGAGCTATATACACATCCCTACAAGTCTCCGAAAAGAATTAATTTAAATTCGCTTGAAGAAAACAGGTAGAGACGTTATACTATAGGTGTGTATAGGAATATTGCATATCTTCCGGATGAAAAATGCGTTCGGTTATTCACGTGGGATGAAGACGGAAAGAGAATGTCTGTTGACATTCCTCATAAGCCGTATTTCTATATGGAGACAACTCAAAAGGCTGATGGTATATCTATCTTTAATACGCCACTCAAAAAGTTTGAGTTTCCAGTTGAGTATAGACGTGGTGAGCAGATACGTCAAATGGTGCGCGCACAGCGTGAGAATGGCGACAAAATTAAGGTCCGAATATTCGAAAACATCTCTGTGTTGCAACAGTTCTTACTCGATAGATATTGGAAGGTAAACGATACTCGCGAGTTTACTGAGAATCCTCTCAAGATACATTTTATTGATATCGAGACATATAGTCCTGATGACTTTCCCGTACCTGATAAAGCTAAAGACACCGTCAATGTGATTACGTTATGGGATTCGTTAGAGAATCACTTTTATACATGGGGGCTACAAAAAGATTATATACCTACATTAGATAACGTAACGTATAAGAAGTGCAGAAGCGAGAGAGACCTTCTCTTAAGCTTCGTCGAGCATATTGAAAAGGATCATCCGGACATTATATCAGGATGGAATAGTGAGTTCTTCGATATGCCATACTTGATGAATCGTATTACTAAGATTCTCGGAGAAGAAGTCGCAAATAGATTATCACCAGTTAACGTTTCTTATAAGAGAGAATTTAGAGGTAAGTTTGGTAATATGAACACGCGCTGGCATCTTAAGGGTGTATCGTGTGTTGATTATCTCGATGTATATAAAGGCTTTACGCAAGGCCTGCGCGAGTCATATAAGCTCAATAACATAGCAGAGCTTGAGCTCGGTGAAAAGAAGGTTGAGTATGGTGAACAAAATTTAGCGTCATTAGCAGACAACGATTGGCAGACGTTCGTTGATTATAATATTCAAGACGTAAACCTGTTAGTGAGAATGGAAGAGAAGCTTCAATTTATGATGCTCTTAAGAATGCTTGCTTACGTCGGCCTTACTCCGCTAGAGAATGCGATGGGTACTATTAACGTCGTAACAGGAGCGGCAGTTATTGAGGCTCGAAGTCAAGGTCAGATCGTACCAACATTTGAAGTGGAGAGGTCAGGTGATAGATACGAAGGCGCGTATGTAGGTGAACCGGAGCGAGGCTTTAAGGATAATATTGTATCATTCGATTTAAACAGTCTATATCCGAGCATTATGATTTCACTAAAC